CCTTAATGCCTTGAAACTCGAACTGTTCTTTTGGAATAGTACCTGTTAGTCCCCAACGAATAGGCACATGAGCAAAGTTTTGTGTAAGCAACTGTTTAAGCACATCTGCTTTTGCTTGGTGTACTTCGTCAACAATAATACATTTAACATCTTCCATTGCTTCTTGAAATGTAGTAACTGCTTCGTGATTTTTAGTTTTCTTGCTTAATATGTTAAGGCTTTGCCAAGTACAGATAGTGTGTGTATGTCCTAGTTCTTTTCTATCACCAAAGTATACACCAACATCAAGTCCTACGTTTACATAATCTTCTTCTGTTTGTACAACAAGACTCTTGTTAGGAACAATTACAAGACTGCGTCCATATGGTTCACACAAGTGCGACAGTGTTGCAGTAATAATAGTTTTACCTGCTCCTGTTGCTACTTCTTGTAAACTCTGTGGATTGCCTAAAAAGTTATTGATAACTTCAACCTGATAGTCACGCAACACAATAGGCTGTCCTTCTGCTACGTGTCCTTTAGGCCACACAGCACCCTGATCCTTCCAATAGTTTTCTGTAATGTTCGTAAAGTTTAACTGTGTAGGATCACGTAAATCTTCTACTTCAACATACCAACCTTTTTGCTCAAGCAACGGCAATGCTTCTTCAAGCATACTAACATAGGTTGTTCCGCCTAGTCCAAAGAAACTTACCTTGCCATCCCAGCGTCCTAGTTTGTATGCTGGCAAGTACCGTGCATAAGGAATGTCATACTTGAACTTGTTGGTTAGCGTTTTACGCATTTCCAAGTCAAGTCCTTCGAACTTAACATTCACTTCATCTTTTATAACAAGTTTACACGTCGGCACAGTTTTCTACTCCTGATGGTTTACTACCACAATAATAAATCACAGTTGGTTTATTTTCTAACCAGGTCTGTGTTTTGTAATGACTAGGTTGAGTTGCCAATGTACAAATAATTAGTTGAGGATCGATTTTATTTGTAATAAGGGGTTTAGGAACTTTTTCATTTATAATAAAAATCTTTTTGCTAGGATCAAATGTATTCACGCCAGCGTTTTTAATATACTTGTTTCCTTCAAACCATTCCTTATTATTTTTATATCGAAACATTACAGCAATATCATTTGAACTAAATCCACTGCCTAATAAATTTTCAACAATACTTTGTAGTTTTTCTACACTATCACTACTACACATAATTATACACTTATCAACGGTGTTGAGCAATGAAAATATTTCCAAATAGTGATGAATGTTAGAATTTATATACCAATTTCGACTATCTCCGAGCAACACTTTGTCCAAAGGCTGTTTTGGTTTCATACTATCAACTACACTATCATCAAATACAATACACCCTTTTAGTTTTGCTTTCATAACAGCACGTCTTGGATCCTGTTGCTCAATTACTGTATCTTTATATACATATCCACCCATTTTGCGTGTAAGCATTGGATAATGTTCTAGTGCATTACGTTTAAGTTGTATAATTTTTTCGTAGTCGTTTTTGATCTTTTGATCAATATTAAAGTTCATACCTTTGGTAAGATTAACTAGGAATTCTACATTGGGCTCATTGTAATCAAATGCCCATTCTTTTGTTTCACCGTTGTATTGTCCTTTATAATAACTAGGCTTTTTTCTTTTTTTAATTTTGTTTACGACATCAGCAATAAAAGGACTTTTTATTACAATTTGTTCTCCATCTATGTATAAACTTTTTGTTCTATCAATAACCCTAAAAGGCCATTTGAAAATTTTTTCATTTAAAATTTTATCAGCATCAAATCCTTGTTCACATAATTTAGAACTATACTTTTTTACTAGTCTTAATCCAATTAAACTTTGCTTTTGGGTGAAAGGACTATTATTTCCTAGTTGTGTACCAAGACTGTGAACAATGCTATGATCAAACTTGTCAATAGCAACATCATTGTTAAACAAAAAATTGCCTTCGCCTGCTAGAAACATTATGCAATCTTCGATAGTCTGTTCGGTGGGATCAATAGTGTGCATGTTCTTAACCTCAATTATATAATGTATTATAACACCGTTATGCTTTTTGAGCAAGAACTAATTCTTCTAATTTTGGAAGTAATCTTACCAATGGCAATCCATCGGCTATTTCGTCTATAAAGTATTCTGTGTAAAGTAGTTCATTAAACCAAATTGTTCTATCAGGTCTATTTGGATTTTCAATTTGGCTGAAGTCTGTATTTCCCACAGGTAGTGCTAAACTGTCTTTGCTTACAAATGCAGGAACACCTGCAATGATTGCTTGTAGTCCCGGATTGCTACTGTGACTAATAACACAATGAGCATTCTCTAATGCATGATCAAAATTATATTCATCATACGTTTGCGTATATCTAATAGGCTGATCATATGTTATGTTACTGTGTTTATTATTAAGTTGTGATACTATTGATGTATGTAACGGACTACGTGGATGTGGTCTAATTTTAATTTGTCTTTTTGTATGTTTTCTTATTTCTGTAATAACATTGTCTAGCCATGCATCAACAGACGGCATGTCTCTCCATTGATGACTTTTATTATGCTGTGTACAAATTAAAATATATTTTTCATTATTAGTTTCTTTCCATGGTAGTAAATTAATATCAAACCTTTTTTGTCTATGTTGTGATGATTCTCTTAACCATTGATTAACTTTGCTTTTTGATTGTTCTCCCCAATATGCTTCATTGTTTATCCCACCTAGTGCTACTTTCCAACTTTGATTTCGTAGTATTCCACCAACTTCTAAAACAATCACTGGCTTATTAAAACGTTTACAATGTTCCCACACATCTTTATTTCTTGCCATTCTGCCATGCCATAATACACTCCATATAACAGCAACATTACACATGTCTATATTTTTTGTCCATGGTATTCCTGCTTTGTTTAAACTCTGTTCAAACGCACCGAATACGGGAACAGAATTCATAGCACCAAATTCATTGAACGTTCCGAAGATCATTTATAAGTTACTCCATTGCACTAAATATACGTAGTTAATGTTATTTATGGAGTTATTACATGTCACGCAAATTTGCTGTACTTACAACGTTTAATCAGCAAGGATTACAGTTATACGGACAACGAATGATCAATAGTTTTGATGATCGTATGCCAACTGAAATTGATCTTTACATTTATGCTGAACGTTGCACACCAATATCACGCAAAACAAAAAGAACGATCAAAATTTTAGATCATGAGAAAACTTTACCGGCTATGGTAGAATTTAAAAAGAAATATATAGGCGATCCGAGAGCAACCGGAATGGGTCCAGACAAGAAAAGACTAGATGCTCGTAAAGCATTTAAGTGGGACGCCATTAAGTTTTGCAACAAAGTATATGCAGTATGTGATGCGGCAAGACGTGCAAAAGAAGATGGTGCAGATGTTTTAATTTGGATGGATGCAGACAGTTATGTACACAGTTCAATGCCTATAAGTTTTTTAGAAAAATTTATTCCAGAAGATGTGTTCACTTGCTTTTTAGGCAGAGGACCAAAGTATACAGAGTGTGGCTGGTACAGTTTAAATTTAAATCACGAACATTGTGATAAGTTTATAGATGAGTTTCAACGTATGTATGACGATGCCGAAAATGGTATCTTTAAAGAAAAGGAATGGCATGATAGTTATATCTACGATGTAGTAAGACGCTGGCACGAAACAGAATATGATGTAAAAAATAAAGATATCAGCAGTGGAATACAAGGCGAAGGACATCCTTTAATCAACAGCGAATTAGGTTCTTACTTTGATCACATGAAAGGTGATAGAAAACGTGAAGGCCAAAGCAAACGCAAAGATCTTAAAGTACAAAGACAAGAAGATTATTGGAAGACAGTACGATGAAGGGACCATTAATAGAAAACTTTTATAGATTATTCGATGTTATCAAGCCGCAACGAATTTGTGAAATTGGAACCCATGACGGCAAAAGTGCAGGTCAAATGTGCGAATATCTTTTGCAAATGGGATTAACTGTAGACTACACTGGTTACGACTTATTTGAAGAAGCAAACGATGAAACACATAAAATTGGACATAACGGTAAGGGCACAGGACGCATTAGTGTTGCAAGTGCTAAACTAAAATCATTGCGTGAAAAATATCCTAATAACTTTACTTGGAAACTAATTCAAGGTGACACAACTAAAGTATTAAACACGCCTACAAAATATGATTTTGCTTTTATTGATGGTGGACACAATTATGAAATTGTTAAACATGATTATTCAATGTTAAGTGAAACACCTGTTGTTGTATTTGATGATTATGGTATACCAGGTGTAGCAGAAGCAGTAGATGAAATTGAAAATGTGTATCAATTAGATACAAAGTGTAAACGTAATAAACGCAAACAAGCAGTAAGATTTTTAGATATAAGTTTAGTTAAAAAAATAGCCCCTGGAACTATTAAGTAATATACTTTCTCATATGTGACCATGCTTCGCCAGAACTTAATTCTTCAAAGTTCCAATGACACATGCTTAATTTTTGTAACCAAATATCTCTATCAAATGTATCTGGTTTTTCAATATTACCGATATCTATATTTGCAACATCTTGTGCTTGACAATCAACAGGATCATCTACAAACACAGGAATGCCTTCAATAGCACTAGCAACTGCTGGACTTGAATTATATACAACAGTGCACCATGCTCCTGCTAGATCCATTTGTAAACTTCTATTACGGTGATCACTAATATGAACATTATCTAAACCGTGTAACTTATAAGAACGTTCTCTTGGATTTAAATATTTTCCAGCACGGCGGTCTCCTGGATGACCTCTTACAATAATAGGACGATCGCTTACTTGTCGAATTTTTGTGATTATCTCTTTCGCCCAATCTTGGTTATCGCGGCCCTTCATTGACCATCCGCCATTGCGTTGTAAACAGATTAAAATATGTTTACCTTGTGTTCTCCATGGCTTAACATTCACATTTAAATCTTTTTTAATTTTATTCCAACGACTAGGATCAGGATCGTCCCAGAAATAATTACCTGTAGTAGGAAATACACCGTCCATACTATAGCGTAAATATCTTCTAGTGTTTTCTTTATCAAGATATAAAAACAAATTACTATCAACAATAATAGTATGTCTGTTGCGTCTTGCTTGCTCGTCTAATACTTGTTTCCGTAAAATTAAATGCGGTGTATTAGGACTGTCTTCATGAACGTAACCTTGTAATACAGCAACATCACTTGGCACATACCCACCGTCGTGTGCTATTCCTACGTCACCGTGTAGTTGCACACCTTGTACAAATCTTTTTAGTACTTCTGGTTTTTCTGGGTTCTTATTACTGCCTGGGATTCCTTTTAGATAACTTATAACTTTCATTTTTCTACAGGCTCTGGCTTTCCTAACAGTTCTACAATTTTAGGCCATATGTGTGTCCAAGCACGACCATTACTCATTTCAATTCTATTCCACTGACAGTAAGATAAATTTTGTAGCCACTGGTTTACTGTTTCTGCATCTGCCAAAATAGGCTCTTCAACAGCATCTAGCGTTTTGCTTGAAATAGGATATGCAAAATTCCCTTCGTCAATAGCAATAGTTGGTATACCATAAACAATGCTATCAATAGCACTGCCACTGCTGTATGTAACACAAGTTTTTGCTTCTTTTAAGTCATCTTGTAATGTTCTGCCTATACCGTCACTCCATACTATTTTAGGATAGTTTTTGAAAACAATTTTTCCAACATCTCCAAAAAAGTTTTCGTGTCCTTTTTCACTCATAGCAGGATGAAATCTAATTCTAATTTCACGTTGTGTAATTTTACGAAGTTCTTCAATAGTATCTAGCAACCATTCACCGTGATTGCTTTCACGTAAACTTGCATCTCCTGGTAATTGTAAAAGTATTAATATATTACCATTTGCATTTTGTTTCCATCCAGTCCATTGATATAACTCACCGTAGTTTTTAATTCTTTCATCATTGCAGTTTTCATTGTTAAATTCACCTTGACCATTTAAAAAACCGTTCAAACCAATTCTATAATATTCATGATTACTTTGTTTAACAATACTTCTTGCGAGCAACGGCGTTTCGATAATCATGTAATTTTTAGCCTTTTCAATTACAGAATTTCTTACACGATGATGTAAATTGTCTCTAGGCTTTGCACTACCAAATATAATACCTAAATCACAATCTTCTCCTGGATCCTCGCCATAGTCTAGACTTAAATCAACACCATTTTTTCTAATTTCTTTTACTGTTTTAGTTTCGTTTACATCGTTGATTTCAATTCCTTGACAAAACATCCCCCCAAAGAATTGTACAAGACCTCTATAGTAAGCACGAAGAACATCTTTCTCTCCGTTATTTTGTCCTGTTAACATAAAGATTTTAATTTTCATAAAGTATTCTCCTTGCTGTGCCGTCGTATAATTCTTGTATATGAAACTGACCGTATGCTAAATGACACGCCCATTTATATACTAGATCACTGTCCGGATAGTACGGTGCTTCAATTTTAGTTATGTCATCTAGTGCCACAGGGGTACTAGCATTGGGTGCTAGTCCAAAAGCAGGAACTCCATATAGTACTGCTTCTGTTGCCGCAATGCTTTGTAGTGTTACAACAGCATAGGCGTTATCTAATTCTTCATAAATTGTTTTTACAATACGCTCGGGTCGACTTGCCTTTTCACGCACTACTATAGGACGATCAGTGTGTTGTTTGAGTGTATTAATTGTTTCTTCACGCCATGCGTTCATATCAATACCATAAAACTTTGCTGGCTTTTCGCTTGGCATAACAACTAGGATGTTGCGACCGTTCTTTTTCCAACTTGGTATTTTGTACTTTAGTGCTTCCCATCTATCACTAGGACGGTCAACTATTGTATTATGTTGTAGGTCATTTTTGACAATACGATGAAACCACTTCCATCCGTTAGGATTAATTGGTGACTTATAGTTACCTAAATACCCACTATCCATATAATAGAAATCACGCTCATCTTCCCAACATTGTTTCATAATTTTGTGTTTGAGAATTCCACGAAGTACTATGGGTTGCGGAGCAGTTGCATTGTAGTCAAATGTTTTATCTGAAGTTGGTTTTGAATTACAACCTTCAGCAAACATATTTACATATTCGTCTGTACCGTTTTTACTTAAAAATATCATGTCCAATTTATCTCTTCAATCATGCCGTTAAAACCTATTTCTCTTTCATTCCAATTTAAACCTATAGGAAAAAATTCTTTAAGAGTTCTTAAGTCTGGTTTATCATATTTTAATTTTGGCATTGCAAAAGATTTCTTTTTTACAATCACACTTATGTTGTATCCATATGTTTTAATCTTTGCTTCACTACAATCAAATCCTGCTAGAACTAATTGATACAATACCAATCCCGGATAATATAAATTAATGTGTCCACTTACAATTTCTTCTTTAAGTGGAGGTACAGTTATACATAATAGTCCTCCTTCTTTAAGTATAGAAAATATACGTTTGAGAAAATCATTGGGATTAGGTTGATGTTCTAAACAATGAGCACTCCATATAGCATCAAACTGTTTTGTAAACTTAAAATCTTGAAACAATCCTTGGTAGGTTGCTGATTTATGATAGTCGCAAGTTTCTACAATATGTCCTGCTTCTCTAAATCTTATGGCATGGGTTTCATGTTTACCACTACCTACATCAAGTATGACAGACCTCGCTGGAAGTAATTCTAAAAATTTAGTTCCGCCTTCCCAAGCATTTGATTGTTTTGTCATGTGTTTGTTTGGTATCATTACGCTTCTTTCTACTGCATTATTTCATTTATATAATTTTTCCAAAAAGGATCTTCACTAATTTTTAATTTAAAACTGTCTAAAAGTTTTGCATATCGTTTATTACTATCAAGCCTGTCTTCTGATAATAAAGACTCATCTACTCTTGTAGGATCATAAAAGAAAACATTTACACTATTACTGCTTAACGTAAAAAATTTATAACCAATACTTTCAAAATAGTTTCTATATTTTTTATAACTAACACCGTGCCAAATTTGTTTAGTATAATTTTTGCAATCTTCAATGTATGGAAATGATCCTACTTGTTCATATCCGAATTGTCTGTTTATTTCAGCACAAATTATGCTAGGTCTAAAACCCAATGAAATTAGTTTAGTCATAACTTCATAATCATAACTGTCTATATCTAAACTAAACACATCAACGTTGTTGTCAAATAGTTTAACAATATCTTGACAGGCGTCTGGTGTAACACGCATTCTATGAAAATCCACATTTGTAGGAATACTACCTTGTTTTCTCATATCAAAAGCAGTGCATTGATAGTCATAGTGTTGTACTAAATTTTGTGTGCAATTAATTGCAACAGGCAATGGTGATTTTTTATCACAGCCCCAGCCTATTTCTACGCATTTGTTATTAGGTGAAGCCAAGGCCTTAACCATATGTAATATTATACCATCTTCATCTGATTGACTATAATGTTTTTCACTGTAGGGCAATTGAAAGTTCATTGTTTCCATGTCCTAAATGTATTAGGTAACTCTTTTAGTTTACCGTGTTTTTTATTTTTCTTTTCTTGTTTGTCAAGATCCTTACGTTCTGCACCACTTGTAATTTTTTCAATGTAGTTGTCCATTTTTGGATCTTTCTTTCTAGCACCTTTAAAGTGTCTAAAATATTTTCCTAGTATAGTTTCTTTTAGTGGACTGTGTGCTGTGCGTTGCGGATGAAAATCCACAATCTTTACTCCATTATCTAATGCATCGGTAACACAGTCTGCTAATACATATGCATCATTTGGTTTAGGAAATCTTACATTATCAGTTTTAACTTCTTTTGAAAGATAAATTTTTTCGTATCTGTTTACAAATGTTTCTGCATAAGGATGATTTTTGTTGAACCAATAAATGCCACTATCGGCATGTTGTTTATTAGTTCCTGCCCACTTACCTTTGTGCATAGTTACGCCCATATATGCAACTAGTTCATCTTCTTTTAGTATGCTGTCTAACCATTCTTTTGTAATAGGTCTATAAGTTACACTGTCAGCATCGAGGTATATAATTTGATCTACATCTAATATCTTACATGCATGTACCCAACAAAATGCTTTGTATGCAAACCCTCTACTATAGTGTGTTCCAATAAAATCTAAATATTCTTTTAATGGCTCTCCACATGCTTCATAAACGTCAATTTCTTTTAATTTAGGAGAACTTAACGGTAACTTCATATCTTCTGTATAACAATACAAAGGGACATCTTCAGGCCAAAACTGCAAGTAAGTTTCTACCATTTTGTTTGCCATTGAGTCGTAATAGTCTTTATTAAATGTTGTAATACATGCAAATTTACGCATTGTTATCTCCAAAAATTAATGGTTTAAGATGTGCCCAACTTTCACCTGTAGCATGTTCGCGTTGTGTCCATTGTGTGTAAGCAATATCATAACTCCATTGTGTTCTATCTATGTTATAATTTAAGTTTTCAATATTCGCTAAATCCATCTGTCTAATAGGCCATATCATACTGCCATCTTCAAATGCATATGTAGGTATTCCTTCACATATAGATTCGATTGCACTTAAACTGTTATATGTAATTACGCAATGTGCTTTCTTTAGGTCTTGATATAGGCCGTCTGCTTTGTTTTCGTTTTTGTCATCTGGCAAGTAATCTGCTAAACTATCTGTATTTTCACTTACACTAATCTTAAGTTTTGGATACTTGTTTTGCAATTTGTTTGATAACTTTGTACCTCTACTTAAATTTCTTGGATGTGGACGAAGTATAATCGGTCTGTCTGTATACTTTGTAACTTGCAAAATTATTTGTTCTGCCCAATCATAAAAACTATTATAATCTTTATACAAATTTAATAGACTGCTATCGCCTTCTTTTTGACCCATTATTATGATAGAATCACCCGGACTATGCCAATCTTTTAACTGTACACCAGTTGCCTCTTGAAATTTTTTCCATCTATCGCTTGGACTGTTTTCATTTCCAAAAACACCTTCTGTCCATTTGTAACTATACCAACCTAGTCTAGTCCAGTGCATGTGTCTTCGAAAACTTGCAGATTCATTTACAAGATATGGCTTGCCACTGTCTCGAATAAACCTATACATAGGACCTTGCCAACCATTATCAATTTTAGGTTTTAGAAGATTAGTTTGAATATAAGCATCTGCTTGGTGCGGGATATCAAAAGATTCTATTACTTCGAATTTATCTCCATGCTTTGCTAAACCTTTAGCAAGAGCACCGGAAACATTTTTTATTGCCCCTTTTAATGCTACAACGGAGACCATTCTGTACCTGTTTTGTTTGCTGTGTTAATCCACAGGTCAGCATAATCTACATTTTGATAATCTTTAAACCAAGGGCCGCCTTCTGTGAAATGAATTGCTTTTGGTTTTCCATCCTGCGGTTCTTTGTACCAACCTTCTAACCAATTCCACTCGTGGCTTATTCTTCCAATCTCACTGTCTTTGAGCCAACTAAAGCGATGCATAAATTTTCCAGTTTCTTTATTAACCATTTCGGGAATAACTTGTGCATTGCTAGGATGTTCACAGTTCCACAGTACCATTGAACTCCAGTTTTTTCTTGGATATATATGTTGTTGTTTACCGTCCATCTTTACACCTTCTTTGGGTGTGTAATCATGATGTACACACATAACAGCATACTTTGGATCACGTAATCTAAATAACTTATCTACATCTTCTAACCATAAAAAATCACAATCGCAGAATAGTGCCCAACCTTTGTAGTTTTGCAGATAAGGAATAAGGAATCTTGTAAATGTAAATTCTGTAGAGCCCAGTGTGTCTTCTCCTCTTTTATAAATTCCTTTTGACTTTAACTCTTGTAGTTTAAGATATTTGATATCTATTGATTCTTCTGTTGTATGTCTTAAACTATATTCGCAAGTATCACTTGCAATTTTTTCTCTGCTATCGTAACCGATGTAAATTGTGTTGGTCATTATTGTTCCTCTCTGCGTTCAATATCTTCTTCAACGCATAGTTCTCCGTGTTGTACTTCAAGTATATGACATGGTTCGTCAAATGGATTATAACCTTGATGCCAAACTTCAGTACCGATGTCATACCCTTTATTTAAAGGTTGAAGTGTTACATCGTCTTGTACTCCGTTGAGTTCTGTTTTGCATTTACACATACCTTTAAGTACATACCACATTTCTGCACGTTTAAAATGTCGTTGCATAGATAAACTTTTACCTGGCTCAATTACAAGTTCTTTAACTTTTATTCCGTTGCCTATTGTGTATAGTTCTCTATACCAACCCCATTGTCTTTCAACTTTTGGATTTTTCCAATCTTCTAATATCCAACTAGAACTATTTTTCTTAATGTCTCCACCGACGCTAAATTTAAATTCAACATTAGGATCATCGCCATAAGTTAACATTTCTGGGATATTTTGGTAGGTTCTATCGCCACCATTAGCAAAGATAATTTTATTATCTAGAGAATTAAGACTTTTGGTTTTAAATATTGCACCACATGCACTATCGTCACTGTCATCAAAATCAATAACAGCATCTACCATATAAAGTCTTTTTATTATTTCAACACGTTCGTTGATAGGCATAAAAGGTCTGCCTTTTTTACGAGTAAGCCAAGCATCGGAGTTAAGTCCTACCCAAAGTTCGTCACCTAACTTTTTTGCTTCTTCAAGATAGGCCAAATGACCGCTGTGTATAGGGTCGAATCCGCCTGTAACTAGTACTATGGTTTTCTGTTTCATAGTACTATTTATATGCGTATATTATTGTGTGAAAATTAAATGGATGCGTCTTCCATGCCAGCAACACGCAGTTTAGTAATGTTAGTGATCTGCCATTGCTTCATATCAATGCCTTTCATAACACCTAACCATTTGTTACGCAACAGGGCAAACTCGTTGATAATCTTTTCAAAATCAACAACGTCTGCTTCGCCGTCTACGTATTTTTCAACGTCACGACTGCTTAATGCTCTTTGATAGTTTTCTAGATATTGTTTAAAGAACTTGCTACGTGTTCTTCGTAATTCGATATTTAGGTATTCTAGAATTGCCTCAATCTCTTGTAACTGACCAAACCGTTCTTCAACTATACCGGGCAGGTTTGCGGCCTGCTTTTCTAAATTTCCAAACAGTCTAGTTTCCTTACGTGCTTCTCCTAGTTCGCTTTCGTACCAGAGAATAGCATCAGGAATGTTAGCAATATCTTGGGTAATCCTAGAATACCAATTAATCATTTAGTCCCACTCTTCGTCGTCACTGCTATATTCATCGTCGTCCCAATCGTCAGCGTCTTCGTCTCCGCGTTTGCCCTGTAGATCTTCGACTGCTTCTCCTAGATAAGGATCTTCAGCACCTACAGCATATAAAACGTCTTCGTCAACACCGTTGTCTTGACACCACTTAACATATTGCATTGCTAATTGTTCTTTATTACCCTTGGGTACATATTCAGAAAATATGTCCCAAAGGTCAATTAGTTGATCTTCACTCATCTCCATCACTTACTTTTTCCTCGATAGTTGTACTAACTGCTTCTTCCGGTTCGTCTTCCGGTTCTACAGCATCTTCGTACTTATGCCTAATCTTGGAAAAGTCGTCCATTACGAGTTGCAAGTTGTCACCTGTCCAGTCCTTACGATAATTTAGAACTTCTTCGTTACGGGCATTGACAAATTTGAGTCTGTTACCTTGTTGTGTTAGAATACCTTGTTTTTCAAACAAGTCTACTAGACCACTGTAAGGATCCATACCTGTTTCATATGGAATCTTTACTTGTACGCCTTCAAAAGGTTTTGCATAACGTGTTTTCATAACCTTACAAGCGGCTCTAATACCACGTACATCTGTTACCTTTTTACCGTCTTCATCTTCTTTCAGTTTCAATTTTTTCATTGCTACTACAATAGATGAAGCATACACAAAGCCTTGTCCTCCACTGATCTTATCATCAGGATCAAACATGTCTTGTGAAGCGTATGTGTGGTTAGTACATACCATGCCTACATTGTAACTACCAAACATGTTTACACAGTTACGTACAAGTGCTGTAAGTGCCTTTGGTTTTCTACCCATGTCACCTTTCAAATCACCTTTACCAAACTGATCAACATCTGTTGGAGTCAGCAACATACCTAGTGAATCAATAACAAACAATACCTTTGGTCTGTCTGCTGTATCTACAGCATCATAGTCTGATCTGTAGTCTTTCATAAACTCACTAATTGTTTTTGCTACATCGTCAATCATAGACATTGACAGTCGAAGCAGTTTGCTTTCGTCTGTATCAACACCTAATGCTTGTAGCCACTTTTCATCAAGTGCATTTTCCGAGTCAATTAGCACTACAAAAATGCCTTGTTCTTGAGCGGCCTTTACAATATTGCCTGAAGCAAAGTAACTTTTACCTGCGCCGGATTCGCCAGCAAACACTGTTACCTTACCCAAGGGGATCCCTTTGTAGAAATCCCCAGAGATAAGATAGTTAAGTGCGTAATTGCCAGTCGAAACCCAGTCAGTTGGATCGTTAAAACCTACACCTAGACCAGTAATGCTCTTGGTAAGGTTCTTACGAAATTTACTAACGTCAAATGGTTTCGCCATGATTACTCCTTATGATTGACGGTTGCGAATCATTGCTAAAATATCATTAGCACGTTCACTACTTGGTTTGTCTTCACTTGCACTTGCAGTAGTTGCCGCTGGAGCAGGTTGTGCTACAGTTTCTGCTACTGGCTCTGATGCAGGAGTAGGAGCCGGAGTTGCTGGAACCGCCGCAGGCGCACTTGCACCTTTGTTTGGATCACCAGTTGGAGCACTCATGCCTGGAGCACGAAAGTACTGTCCAAAACGCTCTGGATCATATGCTTCACCATCAACAGATGCTTCGAAC